AATGTATCGTTGACGGCCGCATTCGTCACGGTCGCCCGGCCTCCATTCATAACGAGCCGCGCAGAAGCCCCACCAAGGTCATCACGAGCCATTGCGCCGGCTGCCTGCGCGTCATTATCATTATCAAGATGGCTAAAGAACGATCCAGGGCCCATTGCCTGCGTTACCTTATTGAGCTGATCGTCATCGAGAATTGCTCCGGCTATGGTAATAGGCCGGAATCCCTCAAGAGCGCGGGCATTCGCGTAGTATTCCGCCCCATGGGTAGCAGACGCATCGAAATAGCCGGTGATAATGGTCTTGATAAGGTCGCTCGCTACATCCCAGCCTTTCATGAAATGCTCGTAATCGATATAGTTATCCCAGGTATGGAATATTAGGTCAACGGCATGCTGCGCTATCGCCTGCTGAGATACCTGGTAATAGTTAAGCAGTATCTGGCCGTTCTGGCTTACCTGGAATTCGGTATGCGGAACGCCGAATGTAACAGTTCCGGCGTTATCGACAGCAATAGTCGTCCCAGGCAGGTGGAACGTCACGAGCCCGGCCGAATCGATATCGGCATGCCCTCGCATTCCCGGTATGTCGTAAAGCTCCGGCGCGGTAATCCGCTCTTCACCAGTCTTCCCGGTAAGAGCCTGCTGCCCTGCCTGGTAGTATGCCTGACCGACGTATGACTGAACGTCCTCGTGGTATTTCTCCGTCGCTTTCTCGCGGACCTCTGCGGCTCGTTCCTTCGCCCGGTCCTTAATCTGGTCGGCCATCAGCCTCCAGAAGTCCTCAAGCGTCCGGATCTTGGCGACGTCGACAAGACCGCCAAGACTCCGGACCTTAGCGAGGCTCTCAAGGCTAGCCATGCTAGGCTCCGGTAGCCGACTGCGGGAGGGCTGGCGGCGGTGCGGTCTGTGGGATCGCGGTCTGCTCGGTCGGCTGCGCCGTATTCGGCTGCATGTAGTTGGCTGGCTGCATGCCCGGAGCGAGCTTGGGCTGCGACTGTGCCGTAATCGCCTGCTGGACGAGAGCCTGGGCGCGCTCGCGCTGCGCCGCGAGCCGCCACGTCGCAACGTCATCGGCGGTAGCTCCGGGAATCCTCGCCCAAAGCTCTTCTGCCGGCACACCAAGCATCTGCGCGGCCTTGGTGAGCCCGTCGATGGTAGCAGCGAACGCACGAGCCGAGGTATCGCGCCATACGACTGTCCCAAAGAGATCGTTCCAGCCGTCCTTGTCCCCAGCGGCGAGCGCGTCTAGCCGGAACACGTTCCGCCACGGATCGGTTAGACCAGACTGTAGTTCTTCAATCTTCCGGTCCAGGCCATCCCTAGCCGCCGCGAGAGCTTCCGCGCTCATATTGGCTACCTGGCCGAGTAGGTGGTATGGCGGCACCTGGGAGATTGTCGACATGTGCCGTATGCCGTCCTCCCGGACAGCCGAGTACGGAGCTAGCCCGGTCTCCGCGAAGTCACCGAACTTGGTAGTGGCATCCTCCGAGGCCCATACCCGGTCTACGCCAGGCTTGAATGGCGCGTCCTCGCGGCCCTGCTCGTCTACCGGAGCCATTCCGGTAACCCACCGCTGCCGGAATGCGGCGAATTGCGTCGATATCATCAGGTTGAATGTGTCGAAGTTTATCTGGTCCTGTATCGGCATTAGCGGCTCGATTTCACCGCTACAGTCATCCTCCCCATCAAGGTCCGTCTCATAGAGGAAGCGGACAACGGGACAAATCCCCATTCCGTGCGTCGCTACCGGCGACTGTCCGTTGAGGTTCGGATCTCCGGCGTCCGCGAGCCGTAGGTTCATCTGCGACGCAGACGATACATTTGCGTCACCAACAAGGATATACCGCTTGTCCTCGTCATAGACCGCTACCTGGATCTGCGACTTGTTCCTGGGAAGGTTTATCACCTTCACCTCTATTGCGAACTGCGGCCATTCATCATCGACGTCGTCAGCGTAGAATCCAGTCATGCGGCGAGGGCTTACCGGCCGGATAACCGGAACGTCAGACGGCTGTTCCTCGTCGGTAGACATTCGGCCCGGCAGCGACACGACGTAAGCGGAGCCGAACTTGATTACCGATCGGTGAACGCCATGCTGCCTCGATATCATCCGGTTAGCCCGGAACGCCTCCCATTGCGGCTGCGGCACCTGCGGGCCAAGAGCCTGGTTCTCAGTGTAGCCGGTCGGCCGGTAGCCGTCCACATGAAGGTTCCGCGATACAACCGAGATAATCAGCGGCAGGAAATTCCGCCTGGCCTTCCGCGCTATCCAGCGGTATTCCGCATTGACGCCTTTCGGCGTATACGGTGGGTCCTGCTTCCCACGGCAGTAGGCCGCTATCCGGTCTAGCCTGTGCTGTTCCCGGTACCTCGCGAGCATTGCCTGTGTGGTGATGTCTACAAGCTGATCCGGATCGATTATCATTAGCTGAAGCTCCAGACTTTGCCGCCGCTCTTTCCGGCCTTTGTTTTACGTTCCTTATAGGTCTTGCTAGCTAGCACGAGCCGCCGCGCATGCCGCGCTACAATCATGGCTACACAGCCGTCTATCTTGTTGTGACTCTTAGGGCTCTCTTTGCCGATACTAATTCCCCAGCGATTCGGACGGCGACGGGCATTAATGACGTGTCGGCCGAGCGAGCTATCACCGTCGTGGACGAATCCCTGCGGAATGCTATCTATTTCCGAGAGGACCATTTCACACGCCTGCGTGAATTCGCCTACATGGCTGCGCATATCCCACGCAACGGGCTGTGGGTCGCGGCCTCCGGGCACAGCCCAGACGTCTACCTCGTCCTCAAACCATTCACGCCAGGTAATCTTTGTCGACTGTTCCCATTCCTTGACATCCGCGAAGAAAGCGCAGACGTGGAACCGCTCTTTGACATCCTGAATTGCGGCGTGTACCTCGTCTGATGGGATATAGCGCGAGCCGCGCGGCTCCCAGATACCAAGCGTGAATACATAGCCAGTCTCGATATGGCATCCGACCAGCGCGGTCGCGTCCTCGACTCGCGAGCCGTCGAATGCGAGCGCGATATCGTCGCCATCCTTCATCCGGAATTGCGGGTCAGCCATCCTGGACCATTTCTGCTGCGTGGTCCAGGCATCCTCCGGGCTCTCCGGCCAGTTCAGGTAATAGCGCTTGCTAACGTCTAGCGGAGTCCGTGGGCTCAGAATACGGTTCTGTACTATTTCCTCGACATCGACCCAGTAGGCATCGCCATAGGCGAATTCGACGGCCTTGCGGATAGAGGCTGGATCATCCCAGTCGATATCCGGTGGCGCCTGCCGGCAGTCATAAAGGATACGGCCTTTGCCTTTCAGCCGGCCTTCCTCCTGCGCCACCCAGGCGTCGAATGTAGTCTCCGCAACGGATTCCTTACCGGGCTCCCACGCATTCGAGGTCTCGATAATCCGGCTGCCCGACTTGCCGACGTTCCGGTCCATTACCTCCGCGAGGTCTACACCGCCATTCGTCGGGTAAAAGCTCTCCGTCTGGTCCAGAATGGCGAATGTGGTGAGCGCGCCTTCCTCTGTCGTTGGGCTCGCGGTAATTACCATTAGCTGCCCGCCGCCAGGCACATGGAAAATAGTCTTTCCGGCCTCAACGTCGTAATCTTTGAGAATCCTCGAGTTTTTGGGCAGGAGCGCACGGACCATTCGCATCGTATTGATATTCGCCTGGTCGTGCGAGGTCGCGCCGATCTGTACCAGTGGCATCGAAACGCGACGGCCGATACACCCACCGGGCGCGTCCTCGTCAAAGCGCTCAAGGCGAACCGGCGCGAGTAGCTCGATCATAGACAGCACAGCCGCGAATGGTGATTTGCCATATCCCTTAGCGAACCGGCGCACGCCGTGATAGTAAACCCAGCGGCCTTCCGGCGTCAGCGCATACCACCAGAGTAGGAAGCGAACCTGCGACTCGATAAACTGCCATCGCTGGCCGGCGTTCGGGCCGTCCGGCTGCCGTAGGTATTTGGTCGCCCAGTGAATACCCTCCCAGCCGAGAGTAATGTCAGGAATGCCTTCAGGAATAGTGACGAGCCTATCCCTGGGAGCGGTTAGCATTCCCTGTACCATCGGCTACTCTATCGGCGGGAATGGGGCGACGAATTTCGCAGCAGAGCTGCCCGGACGGTTTGCCGGCACGAATGTAATCCCGTGTAGCCACAAGTACTGGATACTGCGTCCGTCCGGGAAGTCGCCCGGCTGCGACCATAGCGTGATCTGTGGGCCATTAACCAGAACATGGGCCGTCATGCGAGCCGACCCGATCGACATAACGACCTCGACTGGAACCGCGAACATCGCCGCATCGCAGTCAAATCCTGCCGGAAGATATCCGATACTGCTTGAAGTCGGCGGCAAATTCCCGGAGTAAGATATACAGCCGGTAAGCGTGCACCAGCCGTGGTGGTAGTACATTCGAGGCGTATTGCCTGGAATCATCGCATCAGTCCAGCCGAGGCCGAGGGATACCGGCATGCCGATCGGCGGAGTATCGACATCAGTCTCACCGCGCGGCCCCTGCGGCCCTTCCTGGCCTTCCGAGCCCTGCGGCCCCGGCTCGCCCTGTACGCCTGGTGGGCCCTGGATTCCCGGATCTCCCTGCGGCCCTGTAAGCCCAGGAACGCCTCGTGGGCCTTCTGGGCCTTCCGGGCCAGTCTCGCCCTGCGCTCCGGTAGCTCCGTCTGGTCCTGGTGGCCCCTGTGGGCCCTGCGGCCCCAGTATAGAGCCGATATCGACCCAGCCAGCTGGAGCTGTCAGCTGCGACACATAACCATAGAGGTCTCCATCGTTCGGATGATCCTCTTGATGGAACAGGAGCGCATCACCGATCCGGCACTGGTACTCCGGCGTACCCGGCCGGTCCCAGTCGGCGGGTATGAGTCCGGTCGGCGGTAGCTCGCCCGGTACGCGAGACGTGCCGAACTGCCCCACGATGATCGCGGCTGCGCCATCCTGCCCCGGTGGGCCCTGTACTCCGGTCTGCCCGGTGATGCCCTGGACGCCTTGCGGCCCGGCCGGTCCCATATCGCCACGGGCACCCTGCCCGCCAGGAATCCCCTGTAGTCCTTGCGGCCCCTGGAAGCCCATCTCACCACGAGCACCCTGCGGCCCCGGAGATCCCTGCGAACCCTGTGGGCCTGGCGGGCCAGACGGCCCGGTAGGTCCGGGAGGTGCCTGTAGCACGCCAGGATTGATCCACGGACCTCCTGGGCCGGTGTCCGCGACAAACGTCCAGAGGGAGCCGGTCGGCTCATGGATCACTGACCAGCCGATCTGAATTTGCGTGTCTCTCGCCGGATTGCCTAGCGAGTCCCAGTCAGCCGGTATTACGCCGTCTGCTGGTAGCTCGCCCGGCTCGCGGTTACGGAACGAGCCGACGATCAGCGTTGCCTGGCCGCCTGGACCTGGCGGACCTTCTGGGCCCTGTGCACCTGGCGGCCCGGATGGTCCCTGTGGACCTGGCATCCCGGCCTCGACATCGACCGCAGCCGGAGCCGCGACGGTAACGTCAATCTCAGTCATCTCGCGTCACATCCGGCTCTATAGTGACTGGTCCTCTGGTGAGCGTAGTTACCCGGCCGTCACTCCACGTCGCCCGGATATCATAACGTCCGGTCGGGACGTCTCTTGATACTGACGGGCTCATATGCGCCACGACGATATTCGGCAGGGTAACTTCGCAGGGAATGGTAATAGCTTCGCGATGTCCCGGAGTCCGGCGAGCCTGCATCTTGATATCAGAAACGCCGTCCAGGTCGAATGGAATTGTCTTGTCGCTATCGCTCCAGAACCGGAAGCGCCATGAACGGCTATCCCCACGGTAGGCGGCTAGCGGGTGTTCCTCCGGAAGATCAGCCATCTCGCACAACACCAAGCCTTCCCTGCCATTCGATAACGGTACTGTCTGCTGCTTCCTCGTCGGCGTCCGTCACGTCATCGTCGGCTAGCTCGATACGCGAGCGCTTCCGGTCTACCACAGTCACGCCCAGCCGCTCCGAGAGCCGGACGAACGAGCCGAGCACCGAAGCATTATGCGTCCGCAGGAAGATGTCATATGCCTGCGCAGCCGCGACGGCCGTGGCCCAGTCGCTCGCCTCATAGAAGTCGGCCTGCCCGGAAAGCCGGAGAGCCCGGAACCACGACTGGACGGATGGATCCCAGTTTGGTGACGGCTCCGGGATGGGGATGCCCTTCCGCCTCGCACGGCCCTGCGATACGGCGATGTAGCGCGGGTCATCGACCGCGCTAGTCGCACCCCCACCCCGCTGCCCCGGCTGTTTCCTCGCGACCATAAGTCACCGCTGCCGGGCTTGATAGGAGTCCCGTCCTCATTCATGACGCCGGAGCCCCAGCACTTGGTACAGACATGGTTGTCGACGCGGCCGGAGCCGTCGCACTTGTCGCATGCCTTCTCACCGTCGCCCGGCTCGCGGTGCTTCTGGATCCTGGGCGTGGGCGACGGGACGGCTGGCGGGCTCACCGTACCGGCCCTGTTGTGCCTATGGGCAGCGTCCACAGGAAGAGGCCGACCGCGAGCGCGGCAAGCCCGGCAGGCTCAAACCATACCGGGAGGCCGGACGCGGCTCCGGCGAGCTTGAGCGCAGCGAGGAAGAAAAACACGGCAGCTACTGCGAACAGCAGCCATGACAGGCGACTGGGAATCATCGGACCTCCCGGAGCGTTATACTTGTCGACAATCGCGAGAAAGGCGAGGTAATGAGGATTGGTATGTCGTGGCCGACCGGCCGTGGCCGGCGTATGTGGGTGAGCATGCCCATATGGGCCGTCCCGTTCGCGGCGGCTTTCTGGCTGGCGGCCTGGATCATAGCGCTGGTCATCTGGGGAATCGTCCAGTTGCTGCGCGGAATGTGGTGGCTAGTAGCTCTCGGCGCGACTTCGCTGTGGAGGCTGGCGGGCTCGCCATTCGAGCGGAGCCGTTCACGGGCTTCGCATACCCTGCTGTAGCCGGACGAGGCCTGTGCCTGAGTGGGCATGGGCCTCACAGCACATTTACGAGGGCTGCACATGAAACAGGCACAATTGGATGCACATGCCAGCAGCCTATGCGTCAAGGTCGCCTGGCTGCATCGTGTTG